TCAATCTGCCGGATGGCATGGTGCTGGACGAGGAGCGTACCGCCGAGTTCGCGGAGGCCGCGAGAACGCTGGACCTTTCGCAGGAACAGGCGCAGACGCTGTTCGACATGCACAACAGTGCTGTGGAGAACGTGACGCAGCAATTCGTTGACCAGATTCAGGATGGTCAGCGAGACCAGGAAATCGCCTGGAAGAAGGAGATTGACGCAGACGAGGCGGTGGGCTCAAAGGAAGCTCAGGGCTTGGCTGCGCGGGCTGTCGAGCAGTTCGGCACTCCGGAGTTGAAGAAGATGCTGGAAGAGACCCGGCTGGGCAACCATCCGGAGATGCTCCGCATCTTCCACAAGATAGGGCAAGCGATTAGCGAAGATACGCTTGTCACTGGTGAAGGTCGCAGCAAGGCGGACAAGGAAGCGCAGCGCAGCACTGGCTGGCTAGACCCGGGCAAGAACCCGCCTGCGACAGCGTAACAACACCCGGAGAGGGGTGGCACGTGTACGGCTGAGAGCTTGCCCGTGAAAGGGTAAGCAGTGGCAACCATCAACGATAATAAGCTCACGCTTATTGATTGGGCTCGGAGGCGTGACCCGGACGGCAACACTGACATGATTGTCGAGGCGCTGTCCGAGAACAACCCGATTCTGCAAGATGCCGCAGTGCTTGAGAGTAACCTGCCGACTGGTCATCGTACGACCATTCGAACGGCACTCCCGACGGCGCAGTGGCGCCAGTTGAACGCTGGTGTCCCGATTACCAAGAGCCACACGCGTCAAACCACAGACGCTATCGGGCAATTGGAAACATACAGCGAAGTCGACAAGAGCCTCGCCGACCTCAGCGGGGACACAACTGCGTTTCGGCTGTCCGAAGACCGCGCACACATCTCCTCGATGGGCATCGAGGCGGCGCGTGCCATCTTCTACGGCAACGACGACGGCGCAACACCTGAGGAGCCGCGTGGCTTCCAGCCCCGCTATGAGACGCTGAGTTCTTCGCAGCTGATTGACGGCGGCGGGGACAGTGACGGCGACCAGGCTTCCATGTGGTTCATCACGTGGGGCGCCGATACGGCTCATCTCATCTTCCCGAAGGGTCAGATGGCGGGCCTGCAGGTGTCTGACAAGGGTCAGATTACCAAGACGACTGCAAGCTCTACGGTGCCGGAGACGGCGCAGTACGAGGCGTACAGGACGCACTTCAAGTGGGACCTGGGCGTTGTGGTGCGTGACGAACGGTTCGTGGTTCGCATCGCGAACATCGACACGACCAACCTGATTGCCGGGACGGACCCGGATTTCCCGCTGCTGATGATTCAGGCATATAACGCGATTGAGCAGGTACGGAAGGGCTCGACGGTTATCTATTGCAACCGGACGGTCAAGACGTGGCTGGACTACCAGCGGCAGGAGAAGACCAACCTCGCGCTGAGCCTGATGGACTGGGCCGGCGAAGAGACGCTGGCCTTCTGGGGTCTGCCCATTCGGACCTGCGATGCCCTGCTCAACACTGAAAATGAGGTCACCTAAGAAAGGGGGGACACAATGGCGATTTTTGACGCCGAAGCCCTGTTCTCGAATGACCAGGCAATCACCATCACCGACACTACCGTGGCCTCCACCAATCTCATCGATTTGGGTGCCGCAGTGGACATCCAACCCGGCGAGCCGCTGCAGCTGCAGGCCATTGTCACAACGGCCTTCTCCGCGGGGACGAGCCTGTCCATCACGGTACAGCAGGACACCGTTGCGGCATTCAGTAGCCCGACGTCGCTGGTGGCAACGGCGGCGATTGCTCAAGCATCGCTCGTGGCGGGCTACGAGTTCGTCATCGCAGCTATTCCGACCACGTCGGAGCAGTTCATCCGGCTGCTGTACACCGCAGTGGGCGCGATTGATGGCGGCACGGTACTGGCTGGTATCAATCTCGACCGGCAGCGCGGCGTGAACGCCGTCTAGAGGGAGGTGAAGAGGATGGAGTGCCGAGTAACTCGTGATTGCCTCGGGAGGCTGAATCCCGGCGGCAAGAGCGGATACCGCAGAGAGGGGCAGATTGTCCTGTGGGATGGTCCCTTGGACCAGCTGCCCCGATGGTATGAGCCGGTAAGCGGCCCTCGCCCTGAGAGGGACGAGTCGCTGCCTTCGCCTCCGGAGGGACGGCAGACGGTGCCGTTTGTGCGCCCGAAGGATGCAAAAGCGGAGAAGCCGAAGGCCGAGACGCTGGCGAGTCTCGACTCCGGAGTCGAGGTGCAAGCTGGCCTTGACCTGCTGGACCCGGACAATGACGAGCACTGGACACAGCTCGGCAAGGTGAGGCTCACGGCTCTGGAGGACATCATGGGCCGCGAGGTAGGCCGCGCCGAAGTGGACGCTGCATCTCTGGGGTTCGACCGTGACGCCGCGCGAGCTGCGAGACGGTAGCGCGGCACAACCGCAGGGCGGCGAGTTTCCTCTTCGGCTCGTCGCCCTGCACTTGAGGTTCGCATGGCAAGCAGTGTCGTAGCCATCTGGAATGCCGCACTGGCCCATATCGGCCATGACAAGGCCGTGCAGTCAGAGACAGAGACGAGCCCCGAGGCTCAGCTGCTGTCGAAGCTGTGGCAGCCGAACTGGGAGAAGCTGCTCGAGGGCTACGACTGGAGCTTCGCCACGAAGTTCCGGGCACTCGCTGAGACCTCTGAGGATGCCCCAACGCTGTGGACGTACTCCTACGGGTATCCGGTGGATTGCATGCGGCTGCGGTGCATCGTCCCTGCAACGGGCAGAACGGACTCGGATTTGGTGCCGTACCAGGTGGGCGTTGTCGGCGATGACGCAGCCCAGATTCGCGCCATCTTCACCGATGAGGAGGACGCAGAGGCCTGTTACAACGCACGGGTCGAGAACGTCAACCTGTGGTCATCCAACTTCCGCTATGCGCTGAGCTGGCTGCTGGCTTCTGACTTGGCAATGGCCAAGATTGGAGACCCGCGCTTCTCGAGCTCGGCACTGCAGTTTGCGGAGCGGGCCATTGCAGAAGCCGAGACGCTGTCCGGCAACGAAGAGCAACTCGACCCGCCGCGGGACTCCGCCAGCATTCGGGCGCGTGAGTAATGCCGGTTGTCCGTGACATACAGCCGAGCTTTGCGGCAGGAGAAATCTCGCCGTCGCTGTATGGCCGTATCGACGTGGCCAAGCATCAAGTCGGCCTGAAGACGTGCAGGAACTTCATTGTCCGAGCCCACGGCGGAGTCGTGAACCGGCCCGGACTGCAATATATCCACGCTGTGAACGACATGAGCGCGCAGGTGCGCTTGATTCCGTTCGAGTTCTCGACGACGCAGACCTATATCCTCGAGTTCGGCGATGCCTACATGCGGGTGTACAAGGACTCTGCGGTGGTGCTCGAGACGCCGGCCGTAGCGCTGCATGCTGCTGCGTCGTCCGATGAAGCGGACCCGGTCGAGATTACGACCGCCGCAGCACACGGCTATTCGACTGGCGACGAGGTGTACCTGAGCGGCATCTCCGAGGCGCCGAGCCTGAACGGCAAGTACTACAACATCACAGTGACAGATACGGATACCTTCGAGATTGCTGCGGCGCTGACCGATGTGGACGTGGACGGCACAGGCATCGGCGCTGGCGTGGGTGGCACCTCTGAGCGCGTCTACACGCTGACCTCGCCGTATGCAACGGCTGACCTCGCCCGGCTCTACTACACGCAGTCCGCGGATGTGATGACCTTGGCGCACCAGAGCTTTGCGCCGAGGGAGCTACGCCGGACTGCACACGACGAGTGGGAATTTGTCGAGATTGACTTCGAGCCCAGCATCGACCCGCCGACTGGCCTCGCGGTGACGGGTAACACCGGAGCCTACACCTACTATGTGACTTCAGTCTCGGAGGTGACCGGTGAAGAGAGCAACTCGGCCACGGTCAGCAGCGACCTCCAGACGGACGAAGGTATGAAAATCACATGGGCCGGTGCGCCGCGTGCCGCGTGGTACAACGTATACAGGGACGGCGGCGTAGAGAATGCGCGCATGGCTGGCTTCATTGGCCGCTCTGCGCAGCTGCGTGAAGATACCGACCCGATTGTGAGCACGGATGCAGCCAACCCGGTCACCGTGACGTTCCGGGCTGACCCTGCGCATGACTTCGTTGCGACGCAGCGCGTCTATATCGAGGATGTGGTTGACGCAGATGGAGCAGCAATTGACACGCTAGCCGGCGTGTACGACCTCGTTGCGAGTACTACGCCGACCACGATTGTGATGACTGCGCTGGATACCAGCGGCGACAGTGCGGGCGAAGAGGGCAAGGTAACGCTAGCCATCACGAGCAGCACAGCAGCCAGCCCGGTGGTGGTGACCTGCATCGCACACGGCTTCTCGGACGATGATACGGTCTACATCGACCGCGTGGAGACGCAGACGGAAATCAACGGCCGCTACTTCACGGTGGCCAACAAGACGAACGACACCTTCGAGCTCAAGGGCGAGGATGGCACCGAGTACTCCGCAGGCACAGACGGCATTGTGCAGCGGGTACATGGTGAATTCACGGACCCGACGACTCC